TTTTAAATCAGCTTGAGCGTGTTTCATTTCAATAGCGAGCAAAGATTTTTTAAACTCCTCTAGATATGTCAACGCAGCTCGATGCGCAGAATATGATTCCGCTGTTTCCCTGAATTGTTCAAGTAATTCTTCAATGTATTCCATCGTCATTCCCTAACTTAACTTTGCCAAACCGGCACGCCATATTTCCATGTGAGTTTTACAGATTGCTGTGAGCATAAACTCGCGCCGCTCAGCCTTTGACATTTTGTTTCCCTGGTCAACTTCGGTGTGACACTTATAACAAAGCCATGCGACCATTGAGTCATCGGCTTTGATAGATTTACCCTTTCCATGTTCTAATAAATTGCTATGGGCAGACACAGTCGTCCCATCCAAAGAATCACACATGACACAGCGCCGCCCGTTCGCAAGTGCTAAAAATTTTTTTGAACGAAACATATCAATACCAAAGTTTAAATTCCCAAAGGGTATCTTCAATTTCTTTGACAATTAAAACTACTACTTCCGCCTTCTTGGCTTGCCGGTCTGAGTCTTTAGCACAATTTTTTCGTGTGAATGCCAAGGAACCAACCGGTTTTTTTTTACAGGGTCTCCAATTTCCAAACCATTTTCTCTCGCATATATCAAGCTACTGTTTGGAAAAGACTCTTTAACCTTGTCCACAAACACAGCTGTTTCAGGCATCAAATTTCTTAAAACATCTCGACCAAATACTTGGTTAGCTTCAGAAATCGATAACTTGAGAACCACCTTCGTATCTTCCTGAGTCATACATTTCCCTCACCTGTATGTTTCTTGTCTCTGAATATCTTCCGCATTGCGGGTCCCAATACATTTTAGATACGCCCATATTCCCTAGCCACCGACTGCGTACCTTTTGCACATGGATCTCCGATGGCGCATGAGGATCTGATTTGTCCCTATGTACCGCCAAAATACAATCTGCTTTATTAAAAAAGTGTGCTGATCCAGATACTGAATATCCATCTGGCACAGGATACTTTCCATCGCTGGTTTTTATAAGCTTAGCGGGATGTGCAACAAGCCAAACATGAACTCCATTCTCACGAGCAAACTTTCTTACATACGTAAGAAATGCAGAAACGTATTCAGTTTCTGTTATGCCATCCTTGCGTTTGGTGTGATCAAGCTCATTGAATGGATCGATAATCAAACCTTTCATTCCGAACCGCTTTACCAAGACCTTAGCCTTTTCCATCACTGATTCAATCGTCGGCTGCTCTGGCAAAATGAAATGAAAGTGTTCGTTCAGCCAGGCTTTCGCAGAGTCGAACTCAACTTTATCTGCAAAGCGAAGACGCTTTTTCATCCGCTTTTCAATAAGTTTCGCACTATGCCAAGTGATTGGTTGGTTCTCCGGCGAACAAATTCCAAAGACCCAGCCGCTACCCTCTGCCAAATTTACGGCAAGAGCGTCGAGCCATTCACTTTTGCCCATCGATGGAATGCCAGTTACCAATGTCCACTGTGCTGGCGCAGGCGAATAAAGTTCATCCAGAGACGGCCAACCAGTTTTTTCACCAGATGGTAAGCCGTCATAAAAAATAGAGTCAAGATCTTCACTTATATCTTCGACTGTAAACACACCTTCAAGTGGGTACGGCTGAGCACTTTCAATTATTTCTCGCAACGCATCAACACCGTACCGTAACAGCACTTCATTTGCATCCTTGCACCCGTCAGCCCACGTTACCCGCAGACACCTATCACGACCCAGTCTTCTTGCAAGCTCTTCTTCTAACTTCCTCCCAGGCTCATCTGAATCAACTGCCAGAATAAATTTAGAAACCTCATCCAACCGCTGATCATTTAAGTAATCAAATTTTGTCTCGTAATTTATTGTGTTAATAGCTGGCGCACCATCAGGCACCGAGATCGCTGCTTTATAACCGGCCACCTCGCAACTCAGAGCATCAATCTCGCCCTCACAAATGATCGTTGTCTCTGCAATGTCATCGATCTTGTAAAGGACTTTCTGTGCGCCGCCCACTTGCCTAAAGTTTTTACCGCGATCCCTAAATTTGATATTGACAACCTCGCCACCGCTTACATACGGGAACGCAATGGCTCGGACTTCGTCCTCGATTTGCGGCATATATACCGAAACTATTCCGATGCGATTTCGTTGGATGACATCCGCGGTAATTCCACGACTGACCAGAAAATCAGTTGCGCTTGTGCTAACTTGTTCGGGAGTGTACGTAGGCTTAAAAAATTCGCGCTTACGCGATAAGATCGGTCTTGAATATTCGCCTACCCTAAGTCCGCCTGACCAACCACAGTGCCAGCAATTCCACACGCCCTTATCAGTATTAACATTTAGACATGGGTAATTTTTTTTCTTTCTTGTATGACTACACTGAGGGCAGACTGTCTTAATTTCCTCACCAGTCTTGCCGCCAAGGTCAATGCCGAAATCAAGAAAATTCATAACGCCCTCACCACCCGATAGGACGTTAGAAAATTTATAAAAAAGCATGTGTTAATAACACTTGTGTTATTAACATATGTGTTATTAACATATGTGTTATTAACACTAATATTTTCTAAAGAAAATATATAGTTATTTAATACTAGTTTTATATAATATATATAGCAAAAAACGTGCCTTAAAGCTGTAGCTTTGTTGGAATTACAACCATTACGCGAGACACGAAAAAAGAATTCTTGTAGTTTCATTGTGTAGCGATCAGTTAAGTTTATGAAATTTATTTTTTATTAGATTGATAAGAAGTATTGCTACAAAAAAGATTAGCACAGCTAATTATAGAAGGCAAGCGATAGTTACGTTCAGTTAGGGAGAGTTATGACAAGGCGCGTACTTACACAGGAAGAGATGCAAGAAACCAAGTGCCTAAAAAAAATATGGGAAGCGAAGAAAAATAAGCTGCACTTAACCCAAGAAAAAGCCGCCAAAGCCTTTGGCTACGCCAACCAAACGGCGGTATCACAATACCTAAATGGCCGGATTGCGCTCAACCTGGAGACAGTCATGAGGTTCTGCGCTCTGCTGGACTGCAACATAGAGGAGGTCTCGCCTCGTTTTTATAAAATGTTGCCAAAACAAATAGTTACGCCAAGAATCGAAGTGTCTAATCTCGATGAACTGGAATTTGTAATAGCTAAGAACAATGTTATGCAACCAACAATATTGACTGGTGACATGATGGTAATTGATCGGGGCGACTTATCTGGCAAGCCGGTTAGCCTGCCGACTGGTAGGGTTGTTGCTGTGTTCGTAGCTGAATCTAATTCAACAAAACTCAACATAGCTGTTGACAACTATGAGTAACGCTACTAAACTCTCCTTAATTCAAAGGAGAAGCCAATGGAACAAAGTATCTATAAACGACTAAGCGAGATTGATTGTTCTAAATACATCGAGCGGAAAAATGGGTTGAACTACCTGAGTTGGGCGGCGGCTGTCCAGATTTTGCTAGAAGAAGATCCCCACGCAACCTGGAATTATCATTTTTGGAACGAGAAGCCTTTCGTTAAAATTAACGATACGGCAATGGTTTTCTGCACAGTAAAAGCGTTTGGGATTGAGAGAACCGCACAACTACCGGTGATGGACCATCGTAACAAGTCCATACCTAGCCCGGACGCATTTCAAGTTAACGTCGCAATGCAACGTGCTCTCGCCAAAGCAATCGCTTTGCATGGTCTGGGTCTATACATTTATCGTGGCGAGGACATGCCACTTAACGCTAGCCCAGAGGAAGAAAAAAATTTATCCATTGATAACAGCACAGCTAATGAATCAAATAGTCTGGGTGTTGAAGAATGCAACATTATTAGGGCTTTGGCTAAAAAGGCGGGTGTTGATGAAAATGCAATTACTGTCAAGTACGACGCCGAAAGACTTGAAGATATCAAATCAGTAAATACGGCGGCAATTATTGCGAGGCTGCAAGAAGTTATCAAAACTAAATCAGAGAGGAAACAGAAATGACGAACATCCCACCGATAAGCATCAGTGTTGTTCCTAACGCACGTCCTAAAAATGAGCGCAGCCCAGTCAGCACAGTCTTCATCACCGTGAATGAAGATGTGACTTTGCGCGACGGAACATTTTTACCAGCTGGATTGAAGCTTGAAGGCGGACTTTGGAACGCAACAGCAAAGTCAGGAACCCAATATATGCGTGGATCGATAAACGATCCTTATATTCCCCCAACCGGAAATGATCAACAAAGACGTGGCACCTACAAGACTCAGACAAGAGACTCTAGGCTATCGAGAGATGCCCGTTCTTTTCAAGAGTATGCGAATAAAGACAGCAAAGAAAGTTTAGATTTTTAATGAACCTTACCAATATCCACAACCTGCCGGATGCTTTTGTTTCCGCTGTTCGCAACGATCCTTACGTTGGCGGCGGCGATATATCTGTTACGAAATTAATTGATTCTCCGCAAAGAAGATTTCTTCTTAACAAGTTTAGAGAATCAATCGTCGAGGATGCGTCTGAAAAATTGTGGGTTTTATTGGGGCAAGCTGTTCACACAGTACTTGAACGAGCGAATACATCTTCTTTAGTTGAAAAACGTTTGTTTATGCACGTCAATGGCTGGAAGCTTAGCGGTCAGTTCGACAGATTACATTTGGAATCTGAAACACTTTGTGACTACAAACTAACTACCGTATTTAAATCAGAAGCATCAATTGAGTGGGAGCGTCAGCTAAACGTCTTGCGACTTTTAGTTGTTGAGAATGGGTACAAGGTATCAAAGCTGGAAGTTTTTGCCATGTATAGAGACTGGCGAAGAGCAGAACAATTGAGAGATCCTAATTATCCTGTGATAAGTACAAAAAAAATTGAAATACCTATGTGGACTTTAGAAGAAACAAGAAATTATGTTCAAGAGCGAATAGAACTGCATCAGCGCGCAAGCCGTGGCGAGGATGTGTTGTGCAGCGATGAGGAGCGTTGGTATGCGGGAACCACTTTCGCACTCATAAAAGATGGCGGTAAGCGCGCAAAGAGAGTTGCCCAAACAAAAGAAGAACTTGGAGACGTACCAGACGGTTATGTAATAGAAGAACGCAAAGGCGGCTATCGACGGTGTGAATCATTCTGTGAAGTAGCAAACTTTTGTAATCAAAAAGGAAGTGAATCAAATGCAAATATCTCAAACAGAAACACCGATTGAGGAAACTAATCTGTTGCAGACGCCCCAAACAGCAATGACGCTTGGGGAGGCTAGCCTGTTTTTAAATCTGTCCATTCACATGGTACGTTACTTAGCACGACACAAAAGAATTCCTGCTGCCAAAGTTGGAAGAAACTGGCGCTTTTTGCAACAAGATCTTGAAACTTTTATTCGCCAACAATACGGACAATCAGATAAGGAAAATAACGATGGCAACAGTAACCATTTGTCTGTCTGACTGTCTAGATGAAAATAAAATGCCAAGCATATTAATGGAAGTGGGTTGTGACAGTGAGCAAGATAACCCGACGCTTTCTATGATGATGGGCATTTTACTTGTTACGTACATTAACGAACTTCAATCTAAACAAAATGCAATGTCAAAACTGTGGGGGCAAACTCAATGTCATTGATTCTAGGCACTCAAATGAATTGGTCAAACGTCGAAGAATTTGTATTGAATGTGGTGCTAAATTTTTTACCATAGAAACTTTTTTTTTAAAAGCTTCGAAAGCACTAGAAGAAAAAACTAAAAAGAATAAAAATAATTCAAAAAAGAACAACAATAAATCTGAACCAAAACGTAAAAAGAAAGTAGATGATGATGTTTGGGAATGGACGAGTGAAGACGAAATCAGAAATCTTGGAATTGATATATTCCGAGATAACGAGTCCTGAAGCAAAATATTATTTCGATCAACTCATTGACGGGCATCAATATCTAATTGATGTGTGTGAGCGTTTTTCGCAAGAACTTAAGTTCCAGCGAGATATAGAAGACCACATAAAATTATGGGTAGAAGGGAAAGAAGAACTGAATCAAATGTTTTTACAACATAAATTAGTAAACTTGAATAGGTTAAGGCAAGACTAAAAATGGATTATTTTGCAATCATATTATTCCTTGCCGGTCTGTTTGTTGGTATAGGTCTGACTATCTTTGTTCAGATGATTTTATTTATGGCATTTACCATATGATAAAAATGATTTCAGAAAACGTTAATATCAGAAACGGCTTGCACATTGCTTTTACTATTTGGAGCCGATCATTTTTTGTTTTTGCCGCTTTTTTTATTGGCTGGTTATGCGGCTTGACCAATGCTGAACATCGCATATCAAGTGACTGCAAATTTGCAAATGCATTCCGCGTTGAGATTCAAGCTTTTAATTGTCAAAGAAAAATTTAATACTTGTATTAGCCAGTCAGGATAACAGTTGGAGTCAATAATGCATAACTTAGAACTTGGTTTTTCTTTACGAGATGACGGTACCAAAATGGCCCTTGAGAATGCTGGCGAGGAATGGCGAGAGATTGCAATTGCTTTGGTGCTTAAATACTTCAACACCGTTGGAGAGGCATTGTTTGAGGATGCCCGTGCATATGCTATTGAGTGCGGAATAGGTAACCCACCATCACCTAATGCGTGGGGGGCAGTTGCTCTTGCGATGAGCAAAAGAAATTTGATTGCAAGGACTGGCGTCTTTCTTCCGAGCAAAGCAGCAAAAAGTCATGGTCGTTTTCAACCGGTGTGGCGCTCAAAGGAAAGCTTATTTTAGTAATGGAAAGGAATAAGTTATGAAAGCTTTTTTAATTCTAATGCTAGTGTGTAGCTTTACGTATGCCGATAATCTGTTCGACAAAAAGACTTACAGACAAGGCAGCAATTTGCTTGATCGTGAAACATACCGCCAGAGTATTAACCCGCTTGACCGTTCAACGTATGTGCAAAACACGAACCCTTTGGACAGGGAAACGTATCGCCAAAACACGAATCCGCTGGATCGGCAGACCTACATCCAACGTCT